CTAAAGGTGGTGCTAAACGAGACCCCAAGGTTGGCACTGGTAAAAAACCTAAAGGCAGTGATAGAAGACTTTATACCGATGAAAACCCAAAAGATACAGTGAGAATAAAATATGCTACAGTGCAAGATGCTAAAGAGACTATTAAGAAAGTTAAAAATATTAATAAGCCGTTTGCGCGAAAGATTCAAATTTTAACTGTTGTAGAACAAAGAGCTAAGTTTGCGGGTAAACCAGAACAAGCTCGATTAGCTAAACAAGCAAAAGAATCTTTGCGTAAGAAAAGAACAGTAAAAGCAAGTGAGGGCATGGCAGTTATGAAACCAATACCAAAAGGCGAAAAAGGTGAGGGGTTACGCGCTCTAAAAAAGAAAAGACCTGAAGTGGTAAAAAAAATGGGATTTTTTAAATTAGGTGGTACTTTTAAAAGAGAGTGTGACGGACAGATAATGAAAGGTTTTACCAAAGCGAAAAAATTTTAATGTTCCACGTGAAACTTACAAAAATATTTGTTTTAATATTTATTTCATTACCAGTTTTTGGTTATGATACTAATATACCGAGGATTAACGACAAAATTATTGTTCCGTTAGAAAGTGGTTATGTCATTCCTCGCATAACGGATTTAGATAATATACCTTTTAGACAGTATTATTATGAGTCTGATAGGAAAAATGTTGTCATACCGCAAGATAAAATAATTGAACCTTGTTTTAATATTTTGATGGAAGATTAGATGGTACGCAGAACACAAATGCAAAAACAAATGAATTTGTCTTCTACTGAAGCTGATAGGCTTTTGAAAAAAGCAAAGAAGATGAATGAAGAACAATTTAATTTAGGTGGTGCAGGTATGAAAGACGATGCTATGAAAAAGGTAATTATTACCAAAAAAACTATAGAGCTTGACCCGTCAGAAGATATGCAAATGTCAGAAGGTATGCAAATGGCTGATGGCGGTTTTGCTGAAACAGATAGAAAGACGTTAGTACAAGACGGTGATTCTGAGGGTATGCGTGGCACAGGAGCCATGATAAAAGGAACAGAATTCAGAGGAGTATTCTAAAATGGCGATAACATTAAAAGAAGCAATAAAAAAATTAGAAGAAAGTGGTAAGACTATCTCAGATAAAGATAGAAGAGAAATGATGCCAGGCATGATGAAAAAGAAAAAACGACCAGTTAAAGGTGGTATGCCACCCAAACGAAGAATGCAGAAAGGCGTGAAAGGCATGACAGGCATGACAGGCATGAAAGCTAGAAGGCCGAGACTGCCTATGTCACCCGCTAAAACTGTATCAGATAAAGACGTTGATACTGTGAGAGGTATGATGTTAATGAAAGAAGGCGGTAAGGTTACTGAATTTGGTAAGGCTTTTGCCAAAGCTCGTAAAAAGTTTTTAGCTGACACAGGACCTGCAACTTTTACTTTTAAAGGCAAAAAATTTAATGTTCAAACTGCACAGGACAGAAAAACAACAATAGGTAAAAAGAAAGCTAGAAAAGAGGGAATTACGGGTGGTAGACCAGTATCAAAAGCTGGTAAAAAAATGACCTCAGCTCAAGCACAAAGAGCAGGTATCACAGTTCCTTCAAGAAAAACAACTGCTTCAGCTAAAGTTCGTTCTCCTGTAGAAAGAGCACGAAAAAGAAGAGGTGCTCCTGAGGGTTTAAGTAAAGCACAAACACGAGCGTTAGGTTTGACTGGTACTGCTAGAAGAACTCAAGCAGCTAAAGTTAAATCTGATATTAAGGCAGCAGGTGCTCGTAAGGCAGCTGATGTAAAATCAGAAGCAGCTAAAACAAAAAGAGCAAAAACTGTTGTTGGTACAGCATTAGGAGCCGCAGGTGCAGGTAAAGTTGCAACAAAAGTGCTACCTAAAGTTGCAACAAAACTAGCAGCGGCTGGAAAGACTGTAAAAGATGTAAGCGCAGTTGCTAGAAGTAAGGCAGAAAAAGCAGGAAAAACTCGTCAATTAAGAAGAGATAAAAAAGGCCGAGTTAGTGAAATTTCTAAGAAAAATATTGCTCGTGGTCAAACAATCCGTAAAAAAGCTACAGATTTAAAAAAACTTGCAGCCACTACTACTAGAATAGGTGTGAAGAAAGGACAACGAACTGGTGAAGCACTTAGAGATAAAAAAGGTAGGGTGTCTGGTATTTCTAAAAAAACTATTGAAAAAGGTAGAAAGATAAGAAAAGGTGCTGCGTTAGGAGCTGGTACAATTACCGCAGCAGCAGCAGCCAAAGCAGCACAAAAAGAAAGAAACATGAGACTTGGTGGAACTTTTAAAGGCACTTTTTAATAAACTATGGAAGATCCAACTACTTTTTCGTATCATGTGCTCAAAGCCCTTAGAGAGCGCATTGAATTAGTAGAGCAAAATATATTAGAGGGCAGTACAAAAGATTACTCTAGTTATCAAAAACTTGTAGGTGAGTTAACTGGTTTAAGATTTTGCGAAGGTGAAATAAGAGATATTTTAAAAAAGATAGAGGTTGAATAATGTTATACGTTCCAGATCATGTTGCAAAAGAAGAGCAAAAAAAACAAACATCATTATCGGACGCTTATGTAAATAAAGAAGAAAAAGTTTTAAATCCAGAATTAATAGATAGAAAACTTACTGAAAGATTACCACAACCTACAGGTTGGCGCATATTAGTTATGCCATACCAAGGTCGTGCCAAAAGCGATGGGGGTATTGCTATCCCAGATGCTGTTAGAACTCGAGAAGCATTAGCCACAGTTGTAGCTTATGTTTTGAAAGTAGGACCACTGGCTTATCAGGATATTGCTAAATTTGGTGAAGATTCTGAAAAAGCATGGTGCAAGGAAGGTGATTGGGTTTGTATTGGTCGTTATGCTGGTGCTCGTTTTCGCATAGAAGGCGGTGAAGTCAGAATAATTAATGATGACGAGGTAATAGCTACTATATTAGAACCTGATGATATACAACACGTTTAATTAAAAAAGGACAATCAACGTGCAAGAAGAAAAACCAATAGAAGTTGGCGACAGTGAAGAAACTGCGGTCGATGTTGACTTAGAAGAAAAAAAGGTAGTGGAGGATAATAAACAAGCAGAGCTTAAATTAGAAACCACTGATGATAAAAAAGAAGATGAATTAGAACAATACAGTGACAATGTAAAGTCACGTATTAATAAGCTAACTCATCGTTATCGAGAAGAGGAGCGTCAAAAACAAGAAGCAATTAAATTTGCTGAAAATGTTAAAAAGCGTAACGAAGAGCTTGAAAAGAGATTGCAAAGACTTGATGAAGGTTATCAAGAAGAGTTTAACACCCGAGTACAATCTCAATTAGATGTAGCTAAAAAAGTATTACGTGATGCACATGAGTCAGGTGATGTAGATAAGATAGTTGAAGCACAAGAAGCATTAGCTAATTTATCTGTTGACAAAGTGCGTTTAGCTACCGCTAAAAAACAAGCGGAGGATACTGCGGCACAAACAGTTGAAGCCGATCCTGCTGCAACGCAACAAGCTCAACCTCAACAACCACAAAAATCTATGCAACAGGTTTTTGAAGAGGAACCATTATTGAAAGAGTGGGTACAAAAAAATGACTGGTTTGGTAAAGATGAGGTAATGACATATGCTGCTAGACTTATTGACGACAGATTGGTCAATCAAGAAGGATTTGACCCGATGAGCGATGAGTATTATGCTGAGATAGATAAACGAATGGCTGCGGAGTTTCCGCATAAGTTTAATAAAAACGTGGCAAGTAGGAAGGTGGCATCTGCTGAATCTTCCGCTTCACGCAGAAAGGGTGGACAAAAAACAGTTCGTCTAACCCCTTCACAGGTAGCGATAGCGAAACGATTAAATGTTCCTCTTGAGGAATATGCAAAATACGTGTAGGAGTTAGATAATGACAGAACAAAACGAGAACACAACTCGCCAAACAACTAGAAGTAGAACTTCACGAAACAGTGAAACCCGAAAAAGGGAGTCTCGAAGACAACCTTGGAGGCCACCTTCAGCTCTTGAAGCACCTCCAGCACCAGAGGGTTACAAGCATCGATGGATTCGTGCAGAGGTTATGGGCTTTGATGATAGAAAGAACATATCTGCAAGAATGCGCGAAGGATGGGACTTAGTTAGAGCTGAGGATTATCCTGAGTTTGATGCTCCAACCATTGAGGATGGAAAACACGCAGGAGTGATTGGTGTAGGAGGTTTACTACTAGCAAGAGTGCCTATTGACATTGTGGAAGAACGCAATGCTTATTTTCGGGGAATGACCCGCGATCAGATGACTGCTGTTGATAACGATTTAGCGCGAGAACAGCACCCAGCGATGCCTATCAGTAAACCTGAAAGGCAAACAAGTGTAACATTTGGAGGCCCCCGTAAAGAGGAGGGCTAGGAGATAATAAATTATGGCTAATATAAACGGAGCTTTTGGTCTTCGTCCTATCGCTAAGTTAGGGCAAGGATCTAATTCTACTGGTTTTACAGGCTATACTCCTTATGAAATTGCATCTGATAACTCAAATCGAATCTACCAAGGTATGCCAGTAATTCCTTTAAGCACAGGTTTTATCGACCGTGTAGGAGCTGCGGCAGGTGGTTCGGTTAGTTTAGTAGGTGCTTTCATGGGTTGTGAGTTTGTATCTAGTACAACTGGTAAAGTTGTATTTTCTAATAACTGGCCTGGGTCAGGTGCTGATAGTAATCACCCTGTCAAGGCTTTTGTTGCAGATGACCCTAATCAATTGTTTTTGATTGCGTCTGATGCTTCATTAACTGATGAAGCAACTACAAGGGCTGCTGTATTTGCTAATGCCAACTTTTCAAGTGGTCAAAGCGGAGACAATACTACTGGTGTTTCTTCAGCTGCATTAGCGGTTAGCACCATTGCGACAACCAATTCACTGCATCTCAGGATTATGGGTTGGCAAGAAGACCCATCAAATGCTGACTTTGCATCCGCAGGTATAGGACTTATTGTGCGTTTAAACAATAGTTTCAACGCTCCTACTGGTTCTATTGCTGCTGGAACACCATCAACTACTGGCGTATAAGGAGGTTAAAACATGGCTATTAGTAGAGCACAATTAGCGAAAGAGCTAGAGCCTGGCCTCAATGCCCTTTTTGGGATGGAGTACGCTAGGTATGACGATGAACACGCAGAAATCTATGAAACAGAATCTTCAGACAGAGCGTTTGAAGAAGAAGTGATGCTTACAGGTTTTGGGTCTGCACCCGTTA